TTATAGTGTTCAACGAGAGTATTGTATTTAGCGAGAGTAAGATACCAGAATTCTTTCTCGGATAACCCGAGACTTTGCCGGCCGAAAGCCCAGAGCGTCATCCAGGAAGGGGGTCGTTCTGCCTCGGCGGAGCTAAAGGGTCCTTTTCTTTTTCACCGCCCTTGTCCGGCATCGCCGCCAGCCAGGCCTGCATCGCCTTGCCGGCGACTTCTTCCTTGTTTTCGATGGTTATCCACTCGCTGACCTGTTTGAGCGTGAGATATTCATCTTCATGCAGCAGCTCCGCCCACACCAGGGCACGGAGCTCGATGGGCGATATATGCCCGATGATTTTATTGATTACCTTTTGCTCAAACAGGTTCTTGCCGGTGGCCTGCTCGAATGCCACCATCGCGGAGAAAGAGAAGAGCAGCTTCCTCTCTTTCCCCCCCAGTAAAATGGGCACGGTTGGATTGACCTTACTTGTCGTCATGCCTCTCCTTTCATAAACCTAAACCAGGAGAGGGATGGGAATTTCTCCCACCCCTCTCCAGCTTCGCCTCTCAATGTTACGGTCTGGCGACATTGATGGTATAGGTCTTGGCTACCTTGTTGCTGTCCTGGACCTTGACCGTGACCGCGGTCATCGTATCGGCCGCGCCGATGACAATCGCGCCGGACTGCACGCCCGAGACCAGAGTCGAGCTGACCCCCAGTGCCGTCACCGTGATAGTCGCCGTGGCGTCGGTGACCGTCAGCTTTACCCAGGTGCTGGCGGTATTGACCAGGACGTTATAGGTGATAGTGGCTCCGGCGAAGTTGGGGACGAAGTCGAGCGCCCCGCCGGCGTTCTCCTCGATGCCGGTCAGGCTGGTTATATTGGCTGATGTGGTCACTGCCAGCACCGGCTTGCCGGTCAGACTCAGCGTCAGATTCATAACAATGCCATCGCCGGTGGGCATGCTGCCGCTGATGCCCGTGATGTAGGCGTTGCACGTCCAGGTGAAGGCGGCTGCCGTCGGCCCGGTGATTATCATCTCGCGGACCGTGCCGGACAGAAAATCGGCGATGGCCGCCGCCTGCCCCGCGTCTCCGGGTATGAAGATGACATCGAAGGGGACTTCCCCGGCATGTCCCCATCCCGCCTTTATTTCCTCGAACTGGTCGTCCGAGTCCATGTTGCTGAAATCGACCTTGTCGCGCGTCATGTTCGGGAACGGTATGTCCTTGCAGTGCGCGATGAGCGTACCGTTCCAGCTCACCGTAGAGCCGAATCCCACAAACCCCGCCGTAGCTGTCATTGTTTTGCCTCCTGTATTTTTGTTAATATTTCGATTATCCGGTCAAGCCGCTCGACTATTCGCGGCGTTATATCCTCATAAAGCTCACCGGTGCCCTGGCATACGTCGCATTCCTCCTCGACATTCCCCATCTCCGTCATCGATACCGGTTTTTCCGTGACGATTTTTCCTTTGCCCCCGCATTTCGGACACTGCATATTTACTCCTGGTACCAGACGATATAATCGGATGCGACCTGGAAAAGCCCTGTGCTTTCCTCATAAAAGTCGTTTTCATCTTCACGCCTGGGGATATCGACATGCAGCCCGCCGGCGCCGCCCATCGTTCCCGAATACCCGTCGAGCGCCGTCTTGATGGCGGCTGAGATATTTTTGGCTGCCGAATACGTGACGGCAAAAACTGATAACTGAAAACGCGGACTGGCCAATTCCGCCGGACCATCATGCGAGCCGACCTCCGGCGCGTCAATCTTGGTGACCACAATATACGGCTTGGCCGTTTCCTGCGGCGCGATGACGAAATATATCCGCTGCCCCACCAGCGCAGTAATCCCGCTCTGCGCCAGCAGATAGGTCATTAAAGCCTGCTCAATAAGCATTTTAGACGGCCCTCTCTACGGCCTTTTGTAAGCCGCGCTGGATATTTTCAGCGACTTGAAATTTGACCTCATCCCAGGCCGGCCGGACAAAGGGATGCGGCGGCGCCGGATGAGGACCAGCGTGGCCGAATTCAACGAGATGAGCATGGGGCGCTTTCCGCGGCCGGACGCCGGCAAAGGCCACCGCCTCACTGCTCAATGATGGGGGGATAGCCGAGGCATAGACAGCTTTTTTTAGATTGCCGGTAGGCCCCAGCGGCGCTTTCTGTTTGATGCGGTCCCGTACCAACCTCGCCTGCCCTAGCAGTAACCTGGTCTTTGACTCATTGACGTCTTTGATGAGCCGGTTAGCCTGCCGCTCGAATTCTTTGATGCTGTGTTCTGTGATATAAATTGCATATTTCATTGACGTTCCAAAAGAAAAAGACCCTCTGCCGAAAGGGGCTGGTATTTCTCAAGAAATAATCTCTAGTCCTGCGCTTCCTTGCAGTTTAGCTGCAGCTCCCGGTCGCCCTCCCGCATGTTGGCGATGGACAGGATGGTAATACACCGGTCGCCGTACTTGAGCCGCCACTCCGGCCGGATGTCTGACCGGTACCGGATACGGATAACTCCACCCACCTCGGCGTTGAGCTGGGAGGCTTCCAGAAAGCGCCGCCCGCTCTGCCAGTCTACCGCCGCCCAGACCGTCGCCACATCGGTATACGTCGTCACCAGCTTAACGCCTGCGCCGCCACCGGCACCTGGGCTACTATCGTCCCGGTGATGACCTCCTCCCGGTGCTCGTAAAAATGCCCGATGAGCAGCAGGAGACCCTGCCGGAAATTGCCCGGCACGTCGCTCCCGGCATCGCCATAGCCGGCGATGAAGGTGACACAAATGGCGTTGTAAGGCCGCAGCGTGGCGCTCGGCCAGCTCTGCCCGTATTTCAAATAAATCTTCGGCGCGTACTGGTCTTCCTTGTCAAGGGCGATGCCCGTCGCATAGTAAGCCGTGTCGTCAGTGCCGTAATAGGTAATCGTGCCGGACGCCGTCGCCGTCCCCGTCCCGCTGCCCGCGCCGGTCGCTTTGAAACAGACGCCCACCGTGTTCGATGCCGCCCCTATCAGCGTGAAATCGGTCGTCCCCACCGTCAGTATGCGGTAGACCGTCCCCGTCACGAACGACCCCGCCGTCACCGCCGTCTCCTGCACCGGAGGCATCAGCAGCCTGATAAAATCCGCCGACGGCCATTCATCGAGCCACAGCTCCCACGTCTGCGTGATAAAGCTCCGCCACGCCAGCACCTGCTCCGCATGCCGCCGCGCCGCCGCGATGATGATGTTCAGCTCCCCGTCCTCGGTCGCCGGCCCCGCCTTCTTGATTACCTCGACCCCGAACCCGCAGGTGGCCGTCCCCACCGTCGCCACTGCCCGGATATACGCGTACGCCCCGGTGTAGGCTTTCTCCTGCACCGCGTTGTCGTTCGACTCGGTCACCTGGGTAAAAGCGCCGCTGGCCACGTCCGACCATGTGCTCTCGTCGTTGCTCTCCTGGAGCTTGGCGTCCACCGTTCCCCCCGCTCCGTTCGTCCCCGAGACCAGGTTGACCAGCACGTCATACCCGGACACTTCCACCGAACTGCCCACCAGCGAGTAAGCCGCCGCGATAACGTGGTCGCCGGAGGCGATGCTCTGCGCCGTGGTGATATTATCCGACAGGCTCTCACTGTCAATGCGCAGGTGTAATTTTGCCTCGGACAGTGAAATCGGCTCCACCGCCGGCGCCGTCTTTATTTTTAAGGACATCGTTGCGCCTCCCTTATTTCTTCCGGACCGCTGTTTTAACGATCGGCTTTTTCATCATCGCGTTCTCCGCCGGCTCCATCATCGCCGTCTCCGCCGCAGCCTCCAGGGCGTAACCGCCGGTTACCATTTCCCTGGCAATATCCCCCGTGGTCTCGATTTCCGCCCCGGGTAAAATCTGCACATTAGGCTCTTTCTTCAGTCTTATCGCCTTTATCAACCTGATTTTCATACTCCCTCCTTTTTCTCCCCCTTCGTCTAAATCAGGTGGTACCCGGGGCGGAAGGAGCAAACGCCCCGGGTACCCGTTAATGATCCCGCCTTGCCTAAGGGCGGGTCGGAAAGCTATTTAGTGGCTGGTCTCGTCGTCATCCGAGACAACGGTGTAAACGTTGGGATTAGCATCCGTCTCGTTATAGCACCCGAAGTGCCCGGAGACGTTGCCGGTTCCGTAGGTTTCACCGGAAGTCTTGATGCCGCAATTCACGTAAGCCACTTCCATGACGATCGCGCCGGTGATGGTCACGCCCCCGATCAAGCGCATACCCCAGAAGCGCACCCGGTCATCCGTGCACTCGGTGATATAGTCCACCAGTCCCTCGATGGTATTGCCGTGGCCTTTGATATACAGCCGGATGGCGTCAGTAGCGGCGCCGCCGCGGTTAACATCGATGGCGTGGTCGGTGGCCGTCTCGGATTCGATGTCTACATCGTTCAGGTAGAGGTTAATCCTCTTCCCTACCGTGGTGTTGTTGACCTGCAGACCAACCAGTCCGTCGCCGTGGGATAGCTGGATACCCTGGATGGTCGCGCTCCATGT